GGCTAATAGGTTTAGAAGAATTTAAGTTATTAAGAGAAGAAAGAAATAAAAGATTAGCTGCTACTGATTGGAGAGATAGTTCAGATGTAGGTCTTACTGATGCTTGGAAAACCTACCGACAAGCATTAAGAGATTTACCTGCGTCTGTATCCCCTAAACTAGATAGTAATGGAGATTTAGATATGTCATCTGTTACTTTTCCAACGGAGCCTAGTTAATCATGACAAGTAAATTAATAGTCAACAGTGTAAGACATACAGGAGCATCATCAGACGCAATCACTATGGATGCTTCAGGTAATGTTACCTTCCCAGGAAATGCTACTTGTTCTGGTACGGCTTCTGGATTCGGTGGTGGCATTACACAGGCAGATCAATGGAGAATAACCGCAAACCTCGACACAAATGATAGTTTTCTTACAGCCAATTGGGAAAGAAATGATACTACTTCTGGATATATTGGAAGTGGAATGTCAGAATCTAGTGGAGTTTTTACTTTTCCTGCAACAGGAATATACCATGTAATTGCATTTGCTAGAGGTAACGGTTTAGGCAACACTGTTTTCTACGCTGGTATTGAGATTCATACCACCCCAGATAATTCCACTTACAGCAATGTTGCTGATAGTTATGATTCTATGGGTTTTACTAATGGTTACATGGCTGTCAACGCACAAACTTTTTTTGATGTTACAAACACATCTACACATAAAGTAAAAATAAAGGTGACAGCAGCAAATTCTTTTAGGTTTAGTGGGTCAAGCACTAAAAATGAAACTGGTGTAACTTTTATTCGTTTAGGAGACACATAAAATGAGATTAGATGGTAGACCAGATCATATTGAAGATTATCTTTGTGGTGTACGACAAGGACAATGGTTTGGTTGGAGTGATTCAAAAAACAAAATTTATTCAAATTTAATAGTTCATGATGGTGGTTCTAAACCTAGTGAAGCTGAGTGCACTAATGGTTTAAAAGCATTACAAGATGCTTGGGATTTAGAAAATGATTCATATAAATCTAAAAGAAGGGCAGCCTATCCTAGTCAAGAAGAACAATGGGATATGCAGTATTGGGATCTAGTAAATGGAACAACGACATGGAAAGATGCTATTGCTAAAGTAAAATCAGATTATCCAAAACCTAGCTAGGTATCTAGACTGGTTAGTTTATAAAAATAACAGTAGAATAAAAATATAAGATTTTTTTAAAAAAATGCAAAAAATTTTTAATGCAATAGCTGTTGCTTCAGGTGTAGTTTCTTTGACTGTTGTAGGAGCTGGTTTAGGTATTTATTTAAATAAAGATGCAATTATAAACAACATAAAAGAGAAAGCGTTAGAAGCGGTCACAGGCAGCTTAGGAGATAGTTTAGGAGATTCTTTACCGATACCTGATACAACTGGTGGTGTAATTCCTGAACTACCTAAAAGTCCATTTTAAAATTGTCTGAAATAAATCAAATAAATATAAATAAATTAGAAATAATTCCTATCAATAGTTATATTCATACGCCTATACAATCTATACCTTTTAGCCCTCCTGTAACTTTAACTATCGGTAATCCCATAATTCAAGTTCCGGGCTGTGTTATATTTAATCCTGCTAATGAAAAATCAATAAAATTAGTAACTGAAGATGATAGAGGTAATAGAACTTTATGTGATGGAACTGTGCCATATTTCTTTCCTATGGATTATGTTCCTGAAGATTTAGTTTTTGTAGAAGATGTAGCTGCACCTAATGTGACTCAAGCTCCAGAATTAGA